AAATCAGATGCGTAGGTTTGCCCTTTTCTCTGTCTGTTGATACCAATAAGGTCATCCCACTCTTGCTTAAAGTGTTGTTGAAGTTCTATCAATTGCTTGATTGAATCAAACAATGTTAGGTCAAGTACTTGATACTGGTTATAAGACTTGTCTACTCCTAGTTGGTTTCTGTTGATTAAACCATAGCCTAATGCTTCAGCATAGTAAAAGAATTTCTCTTCATTCCAGCCGTCTCCTTTAGGTATCACATTCTGATCTAGTAAGACTATCTTCCCTTTAGACTTAGCAATAGTACGTTCTAAAGCGTAAGTCACAATGATGTACATAATCTGAGAAGGCATTCCAATCTCCATAAGTGAGATGTTCTGAGAGTGCATGTCTGAGTACTTTCTACCATTGTAAGGAAGTTTAGTCTTAGACATATTGTTCATCACATTTCTTTGAAAAGGGAAAGGTCTCATACGTACATACAACTCAGGTGTGATTCTTGTAGCTTCATAGATTTCATTCACCCATTTCCATTCTACAATCTCAGTCTCTTTATTTACTACATAGTCCTCATCCACTTCTAGGTCTTCTGACTCTCCTGTCTCTGGGTCTATTCTGGTCAATAAGCCTGTCTTCTTTTTACCTTTCCAAACTACATGAAACAGTTTAATCTTATTTCCTTTGTTGATGTCAGCTGAACCCGATAAATGGTCATACAAATGTGTAGGAGACTGAAAGATAGCTGTAGTCTCCAGCATGTGTACATTCTCTTTAGTCAGTTCTTCATAGTACATATCCACTACGTCAGAGACAGTCAAGTACTCATGGTACACACACCATTCTCCATCTTCTATAAAGTCTTCCTCAGGAGATTTGTCATAGTCTAACATTAGTGGAGAGATAGCCTTGTACTTTAATGACCCAAATTCAATAGTCTTATAACTACAAGTCTCACCAGCAATCAGCCAGTGCTTAAAACATTTGTTTAAAGTCTGCTTCACAAAAGAAGTTTTCATTTCTCTACGAATAGCTTTCTGTCCTTTGATAGCTAACTTATCTTTGTAAGAAGCATGGAAACTTTCTTTTACTTTGTCAGGAAGTTCTAGGTTGTCTAACCTGTCTTGAATCTGTTTCATAGACTCTTCATCTGCAGGTTGCCCATCAGGAGTCATTAATCCTTCAGCCATCAATTGCTGTTTTACTTTCAGTTCAAAATGTGCTGTTAAGTTCTTTTCTAGAGTCTCATTCAAAGCGTTTTGAAACTCTGAATAGGCATCATCTGATAGATTGTTGACTTGATAAATAAAAGGACGTCTAGGATACTCAGCCATTAAAAGGTCTAGGTTAGTTCTTAGAAAGTTTACAGGTCTAATCTTAGCAGGGAATGCTTTATGCGCAGGATTCTTTGCCGATAATGGGTCAGTGTGAGACTTAAACCAACTTGCTGGGAACTTAGAATTATACACGTCATAGAGTACTCTAACATCTCTGTCACCATTTCTAGATACTGCTGTGGCACCAAACCTAGAGGTGGAGATATAAAAGTTTGCTGACTGTTTGAACCATTCTTTTTCTTTAGCAATCTTCTCTTTCCAAGAAATCACTTGAAGTGGTTTACCAGTTGTACCAACAAGGTTGTCATTATTTTGTAGACTTGCCATCGTAAGAATTTTTGACAAATATACAAACGTTTAGCTTAATATAAAGAAGTTGTCTCGCCGTTGTCTTCTGAAGTGTTAGAGGAGAACAGTGTTCTTTCATAGAAATCAGACTTGACATCTACTCGATTGATTTGCTTTACAATGTTTTCTTTCAGCATGAACATGCCTATAATCATAGAAGATATACGGTCTGAGTTTTTTACTCCACCTCGTTTCATCTCTTCTAGAAGTCCTATCTTGTAGATTTTGTGTACATTGTAAATTGGTGTACCATCTTGGTTCAATCCTCTTGGTTGCATGTGCCAATCTTCTAAATAAGTCATCCCTAGTTTCTTTCTATCAGTGGTCATGTTCATCAAGTAAGATTTGTTCTTTTGGTTAGACGCAATTTCTTTGTTATGCATCATGTCAGGTTCAAATTCTACTTTGTGTAATAATCTCCTAGACTTAGCGTAATCTACAACTGCCTGACCTCCACCAGAAATCTCACCTTGCACAGTACAATTGTATAAGGCTGCTAGGTTGAATAAAGTTTCATGACAAGTTCTAAGTGACTTAGGCCTACCAGTAAACCAACATACGGGTAACCCAACCATTGAATTGTCATACGGATTATCTTGCTTAAGTACTGTGATGTCGAATAAAGAAGTCAGATCGTCTGCATCATCTTTGTAGTACGCATCAAAAACAATCTGATACATTCCAAGTGGAACATGCCCATTCTGGTCTCTATAAGGTCTTTCACAAATAGTCACACAACCTTCTAAGTTGTCCCCTGACTTATGTGGGTATTGGTCTACAGGTACAGCATCTGGATTGATTACAAACTCTACGCCGTTAATTGCTTCGGAGGATTCAGATGTCACAACATTACCATGTCTAAGTAGTGCTTGAATAGCTGAGTTACTTTGTATCCGTTTAATCTGTGCAGTCACTTCTCCTACATTAAACCCATTGTTAGTCAGTCTTTGAAACAGTTCAGAAGGTTTTCTAGGATACTCTGCTTTCCTTGCATCTAGTACTTTAGGGTCTTTAGACTTAGCCTTCTTATCCCTTTCTATTTGGTCAGAAGCTAACGCTTCATTCATCAAGATGTTTCCATCCTTATCCGTGTACTTAAAGTTTCCTCTCCAACATGGTACAAAATATCCTACTTCAGAAGATGAGCCGTTCTCTTCCCAAATGTTAGGGAAAGCCAACATGTCCCAAGCGTGTGGGTCAGTGAACATTTCTTCCAGTGCTTCAATCTCTGGTCCTTCCTCCCCACCAGTTCCGAACACAGACATCTGTCCAACGTACATATCTCCGTCTCTCAGGGAACCCATTGAAATCTCAACAGCTTGTTTACCATTCTTGAAAGAACCAAACTCCTCAAACGTTATCTTTCTTCCACGCTTACCCCTAGTCTTATTTGGGTTGTCTACTGTCTGGCCAATAATCTCAGACTTAAATCCTCTTTCAGTACCAAAGCCATCTATGAAAGAAGATCTGTAATGAAGTGGTTCACTTTTCTTCTGCCTATTCTTTTTCCAATAGGAAGAATGAAGGTTTAGAAAGTCTAATCCTTCTACCACTTTGTTTAGAATACCATCAGACGTCAAGTAAGTTTCTCTTGAAGCAAAGTAATAAGACTTAGACCCTGGTATGAAGTTGTAGTTGTATATTCCGTCAGCTGCTTCCATGTATGAGAAACCTGCTCCACGAGTTTTAGCACAACAGATGTGTTTACCACCTGGAGATTCTATTCCCATGAAAGTCCCCCCATTCCATGCAATGTGCTTGAACATCCACCACTCATACTGCATCTCATTAAATCTTGGAAAGTCCATTATCTTTTCAGCAGTACGTTTAGAAGCTTTACCACTTAGTGTAGAATCTAAGGCGGCGAGTGCTACCTTATCATCCACTTTATACATTGGAAAGAAGTTTAGATAGAAGTAGTATCGGCCTGGAATCCATACATCACCAACAGAGTACCCTTCCCTACATCTTTTAGCCTGTAACTCCCAATACTCAAAGTACTCTCTAGAACCTCTAGGTGCTTTCGTGTAAACTCCTTGGTTCTTTCTGAAGTCATTCGCTGCTTCAGAGAAGTGGATAGTATTAACTAGATTATGCCACATGTCTAAAGTTTCTTGTTTAGTACTGAATCAAGGGATGTCCATTCAGTAGGTCTTTGCATAGGATTTCCTGACTCTTCCCAATCTGTTTGTGAAGTACCACTCCCATTTCCAATATTAGCTATAGCAATCTCCTCATCTCCCATCTCAGCCTGTCCTCTAATCCCTACATTCTTTTGTAACTCCATCAATACGAAGTTCTCTAGCTTAGCCAGTTCTTGGTAAGCCTTGTGAAGTTTAGCAATATTGTCTGTAAACTGATTAGGATTGTATAGAAGTTTCCCTTGCTTATCTGTAGCACTAAAATCTACTGTCTCAAAGTACTCATCCATAGAGTTAAGGGCGACTTGAGCAGCTCTAAAAGACTTAAGAGGTCTACATGCCTTATACTGAAGTGTGGTGTAATATGCTAAGGCGTCTTTCAGTTTAGGAGATTTAACTTCCTCAGGTGTAAGACCTGTATACCTCCTAGCTTCTTCAGCCTTCTCTTCTTTAACCCAATCTCTAATGGGAGAAGTAAAGTCCAACATGAAATAAATGTATGTCAAGTACTTAACCCCTTTAGGATTAGCGTACCTAACCTTACCTGCGGCGTCCTTGAACAGTTCCTTAAATTCAGGAATCTGAGAAATCCACACTTGGTTAACTTTAACCTCCGATCTTTCATCCAATTCTAGTAGCTTCATTAAATTAGTTTAGGTGTCACATTTTTATCTGCTAAATACTGCAGTTGTTTTTCTTTTACTTTAAACTTTCCAAAGTTAGGAAGCATGATAGTTTCCATTCCTCCTTCTCTGATTACCTTAGTCATAAACTCACAGGTAACAGAAAGTATCTCCTCTACTTGCTGAGGAGATACAATCTTAATTTCCCTAGAAACTTCATTGTACAATCTTGTGTTGCACGATGGCTGGTCTCCTTTTAACGGCATCTTAATTCAATTTAGAAATGAATTCAAGTACTTCCTCCTCAGTCCCTTCGCAGTATGCATTCTGTCCGTACACACCACCGTTGGCTTTACAGATGTCAATGATAGTCTGTCTAGACTGCTTAGTAATTGGAGAGC